CCTTGGTAAGGGAGAGGTCGAGAGTTCAATCCTCTCTTGCAGCACCATTTCCCTCAATAAAATCAAATACTTACTGCCAAGCTAGAAACGCCCTAGCTAAGCCACCTGGCACATTTGGGCAGAACGAAGCGTGAAACTGCACGTGCACTCGTGCAAAATCCGTGCACGATGTTCCGCGAACGTTCCGGAGCCCCCATGTCCTACCGCCGCCTCCGCATACCTATCGCCGGCTGGATCGTAGTGATCGGCCTATGGGCTATGCTGCTCTGGCAGTTGGGTGCTGGGGTGTTCAAACTGGTGAGATCGGTGGCGGGGTGGTGAGGCAGCGAAACGCAAAAAAGCCCGGCCCCGTCCGAAGACAGAGCCGGGCTGATGATGGTCGGCGCGGTGGGGCCTGCCAGCGAACCCCACAAGGCGATCCGTCCTGTAAATCTGCAGGACGCTCTACGGCAGGCAGAATTTCACCGTGTCACGCACCTTGTCGTGGCTCACACCGAAGCGTGAGCGATAGGATCGACGCGGGCCGGGCTTGATACCGGCTTACCTAAGGTGCTCGTGCTGGTCGGGTGCACTCCGGGGGCCAGTCACTCCGCGCTTCCTTCAGCGCCGCCGCGTCGAAATCGAACTGTTGACGCGGCCCCTGGCGGGTGCCCCGAACGTCCTCAGGTAAGCCGTTGCTCCAGCGCCTGCCGCGTCGCCCGCATTCTACCCCATGCCGAATCGAAAGGGAATCGGCAACCGGGCGCAGAACTCTGCCATTTTCAGCCGGTTTCAAGCGTTTTGGAAATCACTCTTGACGGCCATCGCTTTCCGTGAACAAAAAAGGAACATGACCGGGACCATCCGAGAGATCATCGACGGCGAATATCGCCTCTACGCCTATTGCCACGAGTGCAACAAGTCGGCGGTCGAGGTGGACATGCCTGCGATGGCGGAGCGGTACGGGATGGATGCACCTGTCAAAGGGCCAAGACAGATCGGGCGCGGGCTACTCAAGTGCTCCCACTGCGGCTCGGCCAACTGCTCGATGCGGATACACCCTCACCTGCCCAAGTTCACACCCAACCGATGATGTCTGAGGCGAGCTTGATCCAGGACCACCAGAGCAGCAGGCTCAGCGCGACGATGCCGGCATAGACGAGGGTTCGGAGCAGCATGGCCTGAGGCTATCAGGCGAGTGAGATCTGGGTAAGCCCGCTCACCTTGTCGAGGAAGGCGCCCAGGTCGCCTGCCGAAGTGGCAGATCAGAAAGAAACGGCCTCAAAACTTTCTGAGGAAAGGCGACGGCTAGGGCAGCTGGGGCTCCGGAGGGAACACTGCCTGGGTGTAATCAGTGGCCGGCGGGTAGACCTTGTGCATCGCTAGGGCCCGGCCGGCGTCGCAGCACGACGCGAACAGATGCAGGAATTCGTACTCGGTCAGTTCCTGCCAAGGGCCGTCGCTGTGAAGGATGAGCTTGCCGCGGTCGAATTCGAGGCGGGCGGAACTAGCCATAGAGAGCCCTCAGTTCGAGCTGATCATAGAAGCGCGCCGAGATCACGATGCCGTTCTGGATCGCGAGATCCGCAACGCCATAGGTCCAGCCGGTCGTTCCGACGTTGTAGTCCTCGACCTGGCCCCACGGCATGCAGGTGCCGAGGTTGGTCAGGGTGATCCGGTTGTTCGGGCCCAGCTTCGCCACGGTCTTGTGCCGGAAGCGATGATCATGGCCCCAGACAACGGAATGCGTCGCGTCGTTGCCGATGGTGTTTTCCGAGTGCTTCCCGCCATATTCGCGCCCCATCTGATTGAGCGGCACGTGGACGAAGCCGACCCCATAGAGATAGAGCCACTTCCCGTACTCGTGGGTCTTCCAGCGGTAACGGCTAAAGGCCTGATCGATTCGGAGCGGGAAATCACCCGCCACGCGTGGATCTGCGTTCGCCATCCGCCAGGCGCGGTGCTCGTGATTGCCGAGAGTAATGTCGCGGGGGATGTCCGCTGGGCATTCGCTGTCGAAAGCCTCAAGACTGTCCTCTAAAGCCGCAAGTTCCTCATGGAACGCTGGTCGCTCGCTATCCTTGGCGCTGCCCTTAGCCGGATGGAACGAGCAGCTATCGAGTGAGGCATAGTCCCCGATGCAGACGATCCGGTCGGGCTTGGTCGCCGCGGCGTGGCGGGCGGCCAGGATCACGGGCTCATGGGTGCGGCCGGGCTTGCAATGGACGTCACCAATGCCGAGGACGCGGACGATTGGGCCTTCTGGTGGCGCAGCGTGGGTGATCGCCTGAACGCGCACCCTGGGCTTGCTCAGAGGCGCGTGAATGGTCTCGTAGGTGGTGAACTGGTCTTTCGGCTCTGCCGGCTTGGCGGCGAGATCGAAATTGTCGAGCGCGGCCCGGTAGCGGGTGACGAAGGTCCGAACCGACTTCACCACGCCGGCCTTCACCGCGGCGCGGCCGGCGGCTTCTACGGCACTGGGTGTGCCGCCCAGCTTGAACCCGGCGTCGACATGTTGCTGAACGAGGGCGACTGTGGCTTCCGCCACCTGTTTGGATAGCGGGGGAGTTGGCATCAGGCGGACCGTCCGATCATCTCGATCAGCACGGCCGCCGGCAATCGGACGCCGACCACGAAGCAACCGCCCGGCCCGAACAACGCCGCGAGCGCTACGCCACCAGGGGCCTTCAGCACGATCATGGAGGCGACCGGCTGGCTTGGCTTGCCGAGGGCGTCGAACATCATGTCCGCGGTCCGCTGCGCCAGCTCGGCGTCTTCGATCGAGACAACCTCGCCCTTGATCTGCTGCGCGACCTCGTGCGCTTGCTCGAGAGCCCGACCTTTGGCCTCCCTGCAACTCATATCCTCGGCGAGCGCCGGCAGGCAACCGGCCAGAGTCATGGCCGTAGCCGCAATCAACATGCGCATGGCAGTGCTCCTAGGGAGGGGGATTAGCGATTCTGAATGGCGAGCCAGATGAGGCCGAGCAGCCCTGTGATCAGGATGCCCATGGCTGTGACGAGCCCTTGCCGCTTCACGGTCTCGGAGCTGGTGCGCCAGGCGCGAAGGTGCTGGAAGTCTTTCTGAGCCTCGAGCGGCTCGTCGGTATCTATACCGAGCGCCAGAAGGGTCTCTTCTACCGTCGCCTTAACGATGGCGCGGATTTCGTCGTCGGTGCGCGTCATGGCTTCGCCTTCCAGCCGCATGCCTGCGCGCCATAGGTGTTGTGCTTGAGGATCTGGCGGGCGGTGCCGTCTGTAAGCCGGTCTTCGACGGACGGCCGGATCGGCCTCGAGGTGTCGCAGAAGCTACCGCGGGCGGTCACGCACCCACTCGCCAAGCTTGTCACGCACAGCATCAGGCCCAAGGCCATCAACCTTTTCATCGCTGGTGTTCCTGTTCCTGATGGCGGTGAGGTCATTGGCCTGCTGGCGGGATCGCTCCTGCTGCTTGCCGACAGAGATGAGCTTGAGAGCGGCGAGGCCGAGGGCGGCAGCGATGGCGACGCCTATGGCGCAGTAGCGGCCGATGCGGGTGGCGAGGAACCAGGCCAGCATCAGACGATCCCGCGCCGCTGCAGGGCCTTGAAGCCGATGAAGCCTCCGGCCGCCAGAACGGCGAGGAACGCCAGAAGCGCCCAGGGGCTGTCGATGAAGGCGAGAAAGCCGAACGCGCCCGAGCTGATCATGGTCATGATCGCGCCCATGAAGCTCTCCGACTTCAGGATCGAGCCCGGCGCAGGGATCGCAATGGGCGTGTCCGGCATCTCGGCGACGTCTGGCGGGAGCGGCTCGGCCTTGGGCGGCGAGACCCTCGGCGGCGCGGCGTCAGCGAAGATGGCCTTGGCCAGCGTGAGGTAGCGCTTGCGATCCGTCAGCCCGTTGAGCCCGCCATTGATCTTGCGGGTGATGCCCTCGACGTCGTCGGCGTCGGCAAGCGCATTCAGGCCCTTGGCCTTCCAGTACTCGCAGGCGATCTGGATCGAGTTGACGGGGTCGGCCGCACGCTCAGGAGCGCGAACGAGGTCGATGCCGATCGCCTTGCCGTACTTGGCGTAGTTGAACCGGCCGGTGCACTGAAAGATGCCCCTGCCCCGGAATCGCGCGCCGTCTCCCGGCTGGGTGTTGCCGAGACGCTTCCCGACCGAGGTCTGTGGGCCATAGCGCTTGTTGAAATAGGCGTCGTCGCCATACTCGACGAGCGTCTTGAAGCCGGCCGTCTCATGCGCCGCCTGGGCGATAAAGTGGGCAAACCGCAACGGCGTGGTGATGCCGTACCGTGCCAACGTCACGGAGAGCGACGGGGCGAGCCCAGCGAGAATTGCGGCATTGCCCTTGGGCGCAAGACGACGCAAATCGTCCGCCGTGACACGGGTCATGTCTTGTCTCCGGTGATAGGAAGAGGTTGACTTAACGTCAAGTTGTGCTGTTACTGAGAAAGCAACCGTCTCTGCTTCCAAGGCCCAGGCGGGGTGCGGTCCGCCGGCCTGATCCGAAACTCAGTGCCGGCGGGCATAATTCCCCCAAAATGGATCGACCACCGCGCGCCAGTTGGGCACGAGCATGTCTTGTCTCCGGTGATGTGGGGAGGTGCTGGCGGCGGCCGCTATCGAAACGCGGCGGCCACCAAAACACTGGAATTGTAGTTGAACGACACGGCGACCGAGCGAGAGTCGTTCGCATTGACCAGCGTGGCGGACGCGCCTGAACGACGCTGCTGAACGGAATAGTCGACGTTGAAGTTTTGAGTGGCGCCGCTCCACACAACCGTGCCCGGGCTAACGCCGTAGGCCACTTGATAATAGGCCACGATGATCCCGCCCGCCGCGACATTGAGCGAAGTAGACAGGTTGTTCGCGTTCGCAGCGCTTCCAAATGATGTTGCGGCGCTGGATGCCAGGAAACGGCTAATCCACCATGCGATTGGGACAACGCCGGTGTTCCCACCGAAATTTAGATTGGCGGCAACGCTTGTTCCTGTCGGTGCGGGGGCGGTGAATATGCCGGCCCTGATGGCGCCCTGGTCTCGGGTCCCCGCCAGGGTCGCCGTGGTGCCGCCCACTGTAATCGTGGGATTGCCCAGGGATGCTTTCCATGTGAGCGCTATGTGAACCCGGCGGCTCGCATCATTGCCACCAAGATTGTTCAGAGTGACATCAAACGATGAATTCGAGTTGGTGATGAAGTTGCTACCGCCAAACGCTACCGATGGGGGCTCTGAAGCAGCCCCGCCCGATGCCGCGAATACGCCGACCCCGAGGCTCACGCTGCGATGTCTCCGATAAGGTGCCATTCGTCGGTGGCAATCTTGATCAGCTGCGCGGCCGAGTACTGGCCACCGAGCTTGAGCTTGGCGCCACTTGACCGGATCGTGACGCCCGCCCCCGCAGCGATGGAAGTCTGGCCGGCGCCGTACTGGCCGATGTCGATCCAAGAGTTGACCGGGAAGGCTACAGAACTGTTTGGCGGCACCGTCAGCACATTGGCAGCGGCATTCGACATCCGGACGAGCTTGCCCTTGTCAGCGAGCACGAGCGTATAGGCGGTGCCGGTCTGGGAGTTGATGCCAGTGCGCTCGCCGATCTTCTCCGCCTCGATCGCAGCCCGCTGGGCGGCAGCAGACGCAGCGGTGACCATGGCCCGCCCAGCGGTCGTAATGCCGGCCAGATCCGCGTCGTAGGCGAGAACGTTGGAGCCGATAGCCACGCCCAGCGCGGTACGAGCGGCCGCTGCCGTCGTCGCGCCTGTGCCGCCATTGGCGAGGGATAGGGCTGTCCCCGACCAGTTAGCGTTGTTCACCGATGCCAGCAGCGCCAGAGCACCGAGGCCGAGGTTTGTCCGAGCTGTCGGCTTGTTGGTGAGATCGGACAGGTTGTTCGCGGCGAGCATGTCGCCAGTGCCGGCGCCGGCTGCCCCGCGAATGTCGGTCGCGCTGGCAATGGAGGCTGTGAAGCCGGTCGGGCCGACATACAGCCCAGTTGCCGGCTTGGTCCCCTGTCCTCCGACCCAATCGACGATCTGTGAGACGCGGCGCGAGCCGTCGACAACCGTGGCGTAGACCGGCGACCAGGCGCTGTTTCCTTGAGGGCCGGAGCCCTTCAGGTCTTGCAGCGATACCGCCCAGAACTGGCCGGTGTCGACGTCCTGCATCCAGACGAACGCCCGCTCGTTGTCGACGTCTGCCGATACGGGCAAGAGACGCAGATCCGGCCCGAACGTGAACCGGCCTGCCTCCTTGATCACCTTGAGGCCGTCCACCCCCTCGATGATAGCCGGCATTTTGGGGACAACGCGAACGGAAACGCCCCGCGAAGAGGATCTGAAAGCCATGCGGTGATGTCCTTGGGGAGGGGCTAGGGCGCCAGGATCACGGCCGGGTCGAGCCCGAGCGCATTGATGAACAGCAGCGTGTCGGGGTCGTCGTAGAACACGCTCGGTACAGGCATGTTCCACTTGATGAAGGCGGCCCTATTGCCCGGCATGGTGAGTAGCTCATAGGCGGCATCACTTTTCCCGGCCGCTTCAATGCGTTCAGCAATCACCCACTTTTCCACGCGGCGGCGAGGCTCTGGCTCAGGCTCTATATACGGCAGCGAAAACGAACTTCCATCGTAGGCCATGCCGCAAACGACGGCGCCATCGGGCGTCTCGACGAGCGTGCCGCCGGTTCCGTCGACCTCTGCAGCCTGAGCCCCGCGCCAGATTTGCTGGACGGTACCGTCAACCACCAGGACAACATCAGTCATGCCAATTTCTCCACAAACACTTCGGTGTAGACTTCGACAAGGCCCGAGAAAACCATCGCTCGCCCTAGCGTCTGCGTGGTGCCAGTGGCCTCTTGGATCCGGTGATCAATCCTGAATGCGGTAGACGCTGCGATGGTGAGAATGCACTGCAGCCATGCGTCCGTGATTGTATCGAACCCACCCGGCGTCATCGCATTGGCGCCTTGGAACACATAGGCGCTACCCGTCACGTCGTAGAGCGCGATCCTGTGCCTATCGCATTTGTACCCCGGGGCCCTTGCGACCAACTTGAATGTCCCAGCCGGCAACGTGAACACATTTGACGACAGCGATGCGCCAGCGATTGTGTTCACCAGAACGGTGTTCAGATTTCTCGTGACGAAAGAGCCGACTGTGCCAGCTCCGGCAACCGTCCCGCTGGGTTTTTCGTCCCGAATGACGAAGTACTCAGGCGCCCGCGAGGCATTGTCGACATACTGCTTTGTCGCTGGGTGGAGGTTCGCGGTCGGGTCGCCCTTCAGGACGATATCACCCGTCATCGTGCCGCCAGCTAGCCCGAGCTTGGCCGCGATGGCCGCTGCCTGGGCCGTTGAAACCGGCTTAGCGCTATCCGCCGTATTGTCGACACTGCCGAGGCCGACCTGAGATTTGGTGAGGCCGGTAATCAAAGAGCCGCCAACCGCCGGGAGGCCAGACGCGCCCAAGAGGGGGATGTTCCCGGACGCCGTTCCGGTGTTGACCGTAGCGGCCGTCCCAAGGCCGGTGATCGTCGACGCCGCCTGCGTGCCAGTGTGGTTCGCCCTGTTCTTCAGGTTGGCGTCGGTGTCGTTGGCCGTGGCAGCGGTCGCGATGCCGTTCAGCTTGACCTTGTCAGCGGCGATCATCAGGCCGTTGACGGAGGTCGTGACGGCGGCCGTCGACGCCTTGCCGTCGAGCGTCGTCTGTAGATTTGTGACCGTCGAGATGGCTTGTGAGCCAGTGTGGTTGGCTCGGTCGAGCAAAGTCGCATCGGAGGAATTGGCAGTCGCGCCGGTCGCTATACCTGAGAGCTTTGTGCGCTCGGTGGCGAGGAATGCCTTATTGGTCGTGCCGTCCGTGAGCGTATCAGCGGATTGGGTGCCGGTGTGGTTGGCGCGAGCTAGCAGCGTTGCGTCAGCCGAATTTGCCGTGGCCCCGGTGGCGACGCCCGCCAGCTTCGACCGCTCAGCCGCCGTCATGAGCAGCTTGGACGTGCCCTCGGTCAGGTCATCGCTGTCGTCGACTGCCTTCATGAAGGCCCCGGCGGCAGCAACGTTGGTCGAATTCACACTCGCCGGATCGCCGGCATCGCCCTTGTCCCCTTTGTCACCCTTGTCGCCTTTTGCCCCGGCCGCGCCGTCTGCGCCATCGGTACCGGGGTCACCCTTGTCGCCTTTATCGCCCTTCGGGCCCTGGTCGCCGGTCTCGCCCTTGCCGAACGGGATCGCCGCAGACCAACCGACAGGGCCCTGGCGGATGTAGAGGTTGCCGTCGTCGGTATCCAGGAAGCTGAAGCCGGCGGGCTCGCCGTCATAGAGGTCGCGATCCGCGAGAGGACCAGCCTCATCGACTTTGAAGGACTCCCCCTGATCGCCTTTTGCGCCAGTGTCCCCCTTGTCACCCTTATCGCCCTTGTCGCCTTTCAGGCCGGGCAGACCCTGTTCGCCAGTATCGCCTTTGGCGCCAGTCGATCCGGTATCGCCCTTGTCGCCTTTATCACCCTTGGCACCGGGCGCGCCGTCGGCGCCATCGGCACCCGGGGCGCCCGCATCGCCTTGGTCACCCTTGTCGCCTTTTGCTCCAGGAGTGCCGGGCGCGCCGTCCGCACCAGTGTCACCAGTAGCCCCCTTCTCTCCAGGGTCGCCCTTATCGCCTTTCGCGCCGGGTGCTCCATCAGCGCCGGGGTTGCCAGGGTCACCTTTCGCCCCAGCGTCACCTTTTTCGCCCTTCTCGCCGGGGGCGCCAGGAGCACCATTATTGCCGGTATCGCCCTTTGCACCCGCAGGGCCCTGGTCACCTTTGTCACCCTTCGCACCGGTCAGGCCGGTATCGCCAGTGTCGCCCTTTTCACCCTTCGCGCCAGCGGCCCCGGTCTCGCCGGTATCGCCTTTGTCGCCCTTCGGCCCAGGGTCGCCCTTGTCACCCTTGTCGCCCTTCGGGCCGACACCAGCCACGACTTCGACCATGTCGATGATCGAGCCGATCGAGAACCGCGAATAGACGTTCGTCTGCTGGTCCCAGAACCACACAAACGCATCGTTCGGCTGGGGGAGAACTGACGTCTCAACAAGCCGCTCCAGCGCAGGCCCAAGGGTATAGGTGCCATCGACCTTGTCGACCTTGAGCCCGTTGACGCCCTCGATCTGCGCCGGGAAGCGCGGGACTACACGAACGCGGAGGTATGGGAGGGCGCTGCTTCCAATGGTCATCTATTCACCACCCCATCAACGACCGGGACGGTGCCGATCAGGAACTGCATGGTCTCGCCACCACGCTCAAGCGTGCCGCCGACCTCGTAGGCGTCAGCGCGAAGATTTGTCATGCTCGAGCGGGGGAAGGTGAATTCGGCGAGCCCGGTCGAGACGATGACAATCGAGCCGTCCGTCGTCGACGCGTTGAGCACCTGGCAGCCGTCCTCATCCTTCACGGTGATGGTGATGGTGCTGCCGGTCAGGTCGATGAGGTCGCCGTTGTCGTCGTCCTTGAACTCGATACCTTCGATCCAATCAGCCCGATTGGACTGCGGCGGGAGCGTCGCAATAAGCATCGGCGCCTCTCAGAGCTTGATGTAGAAGGAGGCAAGGGCGAAGGGCGGCATGTTGTTGTGCGGTGCGCCGCCGCCGAATGGCGTGCCTGTGAACGTCGGTGTCACGCCGCCAGCCGTGCCGGTGTTAATGGGCGGAGACGAAGCCGCTCCCGAGGGCGACATCAGCTGCGTGTCTCGCGCGCCACCCTCTGCCGAGCCACGGCCGAGCGGGCCGCCGTTGCCGGAGAGCCCATGAACGTGCGGCGGGATCTCGCTGATCGTGCCGGCCGGAGTGACGACGGGGAGTTCAGGGACCGTGAGCACATGCTGATCGTCGCCACCGGACGAGCCCAGCTGCGTCGGCGAGCCCGTTGCGACCAATGCCGACAGCAGGCGACCTGCGGCGCTCGTACCCATGTCATCGAGGCCGAAAACCGCACGGCCGCGGAAGTCTGGCAGCTGGATTGTCTTGTGCGCGGTGAAGTCAGCGGATGCGGACGCACCCCGCCCACCATTCACCGCAAGGATGGTGTTCGGGACCGCGGCCCAGAGGAATTCAAACAGCGCCTGCGTATCAGCGTTGGCGCGTCCGGTGGCGCCAGACGTCGCGTCGCCAATGGTCCGCCCATTGCAGCGCTCCCAGCCAGGGTGCACGCCCGTCGCAAACCGAGTCTTGATGTCGCCCGTTTGCCAGAGCGCATTGGGATCAACCGGCGTGCCCCCGCCTCCCCCGCCGCCGCCGCCCGATGGGCCGATGATCGGAAGCGTTGCCTGGTCGAACAGGATCACGCCGCCGGACGTTGTGACGCGGACACGGAAGAAGCCGTCCGACTCCTTCAGGTAGACCGCCGGGAACATGCCGTAGCCGTCAGCCGCGACCGGGTTGGGATGAGACACCGAGCAGTCGTAGTTCTGGTAGACGATCAGCGGGGTAAGGGTCTCGGCCTCGTAGAAGTATGCCTTGGCGCCTGGGTACGGCTTCCCGTTCAGGTCGATCCTCTGCGTCAGCGAGAGGTTCCAGAGACCGGCCATGAGTACCTCAAAATGAAAAGACCGCCTCGGAGGGCGGCCTGTGGTGACTTTTGGTTGTGTTTGGGGCAGAATCTCGCGTCCGCCGGTCAGGCGGCTGGGGGAGAGATCATGAAGACTTTGGTACTGACGCTCGTTTTGAGCGTGATGGGCGTTAGCGCGGCCTTGGCTGGCAACTGCACCTATACGACCGACCGCGCGTCGGACGGATCGCGCTGCGGTGACCGGGCTTCAACGGTTCGCCCCGGCGGTAAGTGACATCAGGGGCGGTAGGCCACCCTCGACTCGCGAATAGCGCTAGGGCATGCTCTCCCCGCAACCTGGGAGGGGCATATGGCTGACAAACCAGCAGTGGTTCATATTGGCGAGAACTCGCCAGAAGGCGTTGCGTACAAGCTGTTTATCGATATCCGAAATGCGGAAAGCAACTCTACGCAGACCCGAGACAGGGCATACATACTAGACACATATGCGGAATGTCTTGTCGCTGCGACCGGGTTTCGACCGGCAAAGAAGTAGGCGAGACGAATTCCAAAAACTTCCTGGCTCTCTCCACGGCGTCAAATTGAGGATGATGCTCGGAGAGGGCCAGTTTCAGACACTCAAACCGAATTTCTTCGTCGGGGCTCATGTTCTCAGACCTTCCTTGGTACGGTAAAGTTCTCGCCTTGGTCGCGTTCTTCGCGATCATGACGGCAAGTTCAGCATCGGCGTATTGGCAGGATGGCAATAAGCTCTATGACCAGTGCGAGGCTCAGATTAACTTCGGCGTCGGATACATGCAGGGGGCGGTTGACGCGCTAGCGCTCGCTATGAACGAAGGCACATTTTGCATCCCACCGACCGTGACGGGCAAACAGCTCCGCGACGTCGTTTGCCGAGACCTTCGTGAAAACCCAAAAGATCGAAACCTTCTCGCAGCGCTTCTTGTCTTCCGCTCAGTTCAACAGGCTTGGCCCTGCAAGTAGGATACTGAATGTCAGCTGACCACGATCCTTGGTACGTAAAGGCCATCGCCTTCGGGCTGGTGGCGCTTGTCGCTATCTATATTGCAGGGCCGGCATCGCGTTGGGTGGGCGACCAGCTTCGCGGCCTTCGACACCAGCCGCAAAATTCGTCAACAGCTGCCGTAGAGCCACCGCCTGGTCGAGACCCCTATGGGGCTATCGCTCTTGCAGGCAATGGGCTTTGGCCCCGATGAGGGCGACGAACTGGTTGGCGAGATCGAAGGATACGGGATGGTCCCCGTTTACAACCTATCGAGCCGAATGAGTTTCGATGTCTGGGTCGACGACTACATGTTGTCGAAAAACAGGGCTATCGAGAAGCTTAGGAGGCACTGCAACTGATGCTGCCCGACCTATCCCCGCTTGGAAAAGTCCTCGCCTCAATCATCACGATTTTGGTGATGATCGGCATCGTGTGGGGGTTGAACTGGGGTGTCGACCGCTTGCCAATCAAGGCTGTCTACGGGCTCACCGGGTTGGGTTTTGGCCTAGCTGTCGGTTGGTTGCTCTGCGAGCGCTATGGCTCACCGAGACTCAAGCACATCGGCAAAATTGGCCGGTCGGTTGACATCGACCCGTAGGGGCTGGCGTGGCGCAATCTGCTGCCCCGCCGTCTGGCCACCTGCGTTTGCCGTCAGCGACAGCAGATAGCCGGCCTTATCTGCAACGGCCTTGTTCTTGGTATTGGATCGTTGAACACGTTGTAGCGCGGCGAGTACCGCAGTGCGGTCCGAGCCCGTCGCGGTCAGCTGGCGAGCGATCTGCTCCCCAATGGCCCGCATCTCTTCATCGGAGGATCCCTTTATAAGGCCCTCAACGGCTTTCAGCCCGCCAGCACGGAGCAGACCCAGGAACCCGCCGGACTCGTACGCCTGTCGTATCCCGCCGGTCTGTTTAGCCAAATCGCCCATTCCAGCAACGCGCGTTGCTGTTTCAGAGTTGTTCAGCGTGCGGTTTGCGGTCCCGGCGTAACGCTTCTCTTTCTCAAGCGCGCCGATCAGGTTGTCGGCTTTGCTTCCGACCAAGATCCTCAGCTTCTCGCGGTTCCAGCCCTTTTCGGCCAGTTCTCGGGCAGCCGCCCCAGCATCGTTCCGGGCCGTTGCCATGATCTCTTCGATCTGCGAGCGCGCGCCTTCCTGGAATGCCGAGCGCTCCGCCTGGCCGAGCGCCGCGATCTCCTTGCGCAACTCGTCCGGGCTCAAGGAACGCTGGAACACGCTCTTGCCCGCGTCCATGGCATCGAGAACGCCGGAGGGACCAGCGTACGCGGCGCGCGCCTGCGCATAAGCCGGGTTCATCTGGTCCATCTCACCGAGAAGTGTTGTCCGCATGTCGTTAACGGCGCGCAACTGCTCGCGTCGACCGCCGCGCGCAAGCGCCCCGGCAACGTCGTCGAGCCCGCGCTTCACATAGTCGAGCGCGCGGGTATCGAGGTTGTTGACATCAATAGGAGCTCGTTCGTCAGCGGCCAGGCGCTTTGCCTTTGCCAGAGCCGCACGCCCGGTCGGGGTCGCAAGGATCTCCTGAATTGGCTGTGTCACCTGAACCGGCGCGGCATATGCCTGCTGATAAAGTGGCGCGGCGGTGCTGGCGCGGTCCGCAGCGATCTGGTCAGCGGATTGAACGACGTTCGTGCGCGGGCCTAGGGCATGGTCGACGGCGTCTTGCGTACGCTGCCCGGCGCCAGCTTGTCGGGCCGCCATCGCCTCGCGCACGACCTGACGCCCCGGCCCCGGCGATGCTGCCTGCACCGATGCCATCTGCTGAAGGTTCGGCCCGAGGTCGGCAATCATTTCGTCGGGGGCCATATTAGCGAGAGCCGCCGGGTCTACGGAATCGGACTGCAACGCGCGGGAGACCTGCTGCGTGGCCTTTTCTCCCCCGCGGCCCATGACCTTGCTGAGGCCGGCGCCAGCGAGCCGCCCCACAACCGGCGCGGCTGCGCCTGCCGCGAGACCTATGCCAGCACCCTTCATGCCCTCATCGAGCCTGTTCTCAGCACCACCCTCGCCCGAGCCGAAGCCATATGCCCCGCCCTGTACAGCGCCGCCGATCGCGCCGCGGGCCATCTGCCCGAGCATCGTTGTCCCACGCGCCGCAGCGCCGATAGGCAGCACCGATGCCGGGATGGCACCAGCCAGCTGCCCGCCCATGAAGGCATACGGGTGCGCCTGTTCGGCCGCCGCTTTCGCCTGGCGCTGGGCCTGCAGCTCCTTGCCGTAGTCACCGAGCAGTCCGAAGCCGGTCTTGATGCCTGCGGTCGCCTCGTCAGCAAAGCCCAGGAAACCCATGTCGCCCATTCCGCGAATTGCGGATTCGGCGGTGCTGGGTTGCGACTGTGCGGCCGGCACGTTCTTGTGAAATGCGGCCGTTGCGGTCTGGGCATCCGGCGCCTCGATTTCAAAAGAGCGCCCGTCTTCCGTTTCGAACTGAAAGGTGCCCATTACTTCACCTGTCGCATCTTCACGCCGCCACCGAGATCGTTCCATTGACCACCCTGCTGCCCCGGCATACCGGACCATTTGGGGACGTCCCCAAAGCTCGGGATGATGTCTTGCTCGTTGATATTGTATCGCTGAGCGATGCCCTGGTACTGGCCGGCGTCCTGGTCGAAAGCGGTCTTGTAGCCCTGTATCCGACCCTGGGCCTCTTGGAGCAGCGCATCTCGGGTGGCGGGACTCAGGGTAGCGCCACCGTTCAACTGGTTGATCGCGCCGCGGAGCCAATCGGGCAATGACGATGTCTTGTTGACCATGACCATTTCGCCCTCTCGAACGACAGAGGTCGGGTCCATGATTTTCCCGAGGCCGTAGACGAGATTGAGGTCGGAAGCCTTGCTGTCGCGGCCAGCTGTCTCGACCATCGACCGATAGATGGGGAGAGCCTGCGCGAAGTTTTTATAGGACGGGAGGGCCTGAACCTCTTTCCGCACGCCGGAGATATTGTCAAAGCTCTCATTGTCGAGGCTGACTGAGCCATTCGGGCCAGAGGCCGGCGGCGGCTGGATCCACTCTCGCGTGTTCGGGTCGTAGATGCCTGTCTTCGAATTGACGAGGGGCTGGATGTCTCTTCGTTCCGACGCCCTCCTTGCGAGGTCGTAGTTCCGATCGGATTCGAAGGCGCCTCGGTTGAAATTGCGCTCCTGCAGGCCGTAACCACGGTCACTCTCGAAGATGCCACGATTGTACGAGCGGTCAGACGTCACGACTCCGCGGTCGAAATCCCGCTGATCGGTTTGCTTCCGCCAGTCGAACTGGTCCTGTTGCGCCGAGAAATTTCGATCGCTCTCCATGTTGGACCGCTTTTCCTTACGGGAGTCGACGAAGCTATCGCCCACCCCGCTGAACATATCGAAAAGCTGTCGGCTGTAGTCGGCCATGGTCCGGCTCCTCTACCCGAAAATCTTCTTGGCGGCGGAGATGCCCCCGAGCGCGGTCCCGATGATGTTGGCGCCGGTCTGGTCCTTGCCCTTCAGGAAGTCGGACTGTGCGCCTGCAGCGCCTGTGGCGGCGTTCCAGCCATACCCGGCCTTCGTCACGCCAGCGTCGTAGCCCATGCCCGCCTTGGCGCCGTAGAGGCCCGCCTGGCTGTCGGCGGCGCCCAGCGCCTTGCCGTCGTAGCCGCTCAGACGCTCGAGCCAATTGCCGTAATCCTGATCTGCAAGCCCATAGACGGCGCTCAGCGTGTCGAGGCCAGTCTGCCCCGAACCAAGGCGCCCCTGCGCTCCTGCCCGCCTTTCCAGCGCTTGGATGGCCTGGTCGGTGGCGAACTGATAGCCGGGGCCGGTCTGATAGGCGCCGGCCGCTCTACCGTTGCCGTCTGCACCATTCAGGCCGAGGGCATCAGCATAGAGCGACGAGCCACGGTTGTAGGTGTCGGATAGCGGTGCGTAGAGCCCGAGCGCTTTCGTGTAGTCGGCATTGGCGTTGGAAACACCAGTATCGATCTGACCATATGCCTCGTTCTTGGCGTTGCCATAGCCGTCCTTGAGCGCCTGGGCGGCCTTCTCCTCGTTCTTGTCTGAGAACAAGTCTTTCAAGCCCATGTCAGATGCCTTTCCAGCGGCTATCGGCCGAAACGAACGTCAGAACGTCGCCATTGGCGGGCGTCGCTGCGTCGATGTCGGAGAGATCATTGATTGAGAGGGCGAGAACGCCGCGAAGGATGGGGTCTGCGACGGTCCAATACCGGTACCAGTCGCGTGTCATTGTGCCGGTGGCCGGGTCGATCACCGGGATATTCGGGCCCGGAAGCGGCGGGAGCGTTGGCCAAGTTCGGCTCATCGCATGACGCCCATGTCCCCACCGAGGAGACCCACATAGACCGGGTCGGCCACAGTCAGGCGCCAACGGCGGCCAATGGTGTTCGTCACGCCGCAGCCGTTGATCGCGACCGGGTATTTCTGGATCTGCTGCGCGCCCAGCTCACGAAGAAGCGGCGTCGTGTAGTTGTCCCCGCCGTCATCGGTCCACGAAATCGCGACCTGCGGCTGGCGCTCGATCGGGTCTTCACCGTTCGCAATGCCCGTGCCGCGCACAAAATTGAACTCAGCCCGGGGGACACGGAAGCGCGCCGGGAAGTCACCCATCGCGTAGGATTCCGCCTCCCAGATCAGCGGCTCGCCGACCTCGCGATAGGTGCTCTCGGTGATTTCGAGGACGCTGCCGCTCAGCCGGTCACCGGTCAGCCACTTCCCGAACGCCTGGACGCTGTTGGCGCCTATGCGCCACGAGGATGTCAGGTAGGATTTCCGCTCGTGCCACGTCTTCGTGCTCAGATCGTAGACCCAGGTGAAACCGGGCCCGGTGATCCGCCAGCAGGGATGCCCGCCAACAACGTAAACACTCGCCTCAAGCAGATCCTTGTTCGTGGTCGCCTCGATCAAGCGGTCGAGTTCCGGCGGCGAGACCTTCTGCGTGCCGTAACCGGCCAGTTGATGGACGCCATTGTCGTCAGAGACCCAGAGCAGCGCCGCGGCAAATCCGTCCTCGAAGCCTGCTATGGCCTTACGACCCGCCAGGCCCCGCCAAATGACAGTCGTGCGGCTGAACGGGAAGCCCGTCGCGTTGCCGGTGTTCGCCCAGACCTCGATATTGCTGGGACCGCAAAGATAGAGCTCACGATCGAACGCAATGCCGCGCAGGAGCCCGTCAGGCTTGGCCTCGGCTCGGATGTAGTCGTTGCCGTTGACCGTGACGTCGTTGATGCCGGAGGCGAAACAGCGGCCGTCTGCGATTGTGAAAAAGAAAAAGCCGTCGATGAAGCAGACCGAGTTGGGCTGCGGCAGGTCGCCATCGACCAGCTCGGCAATCGCCGTCTCGGTGAAGGTGTAGACCGCGTCTTCCGTCACTACCACGCGGTCCGGTGTCGGCGTCTTGTTGTTGCGGGCGAAGCAGACCCAGTCGTCGCCGTTCAGCGTGCCGACCGTCGCGCCAACACCTGTGCTGTCGAAACGCACCAGCTTGTTGGAATAGGCGACGAAGAGGTAGGGGTCGACCACCGTCATGCCACGGCAGCCGCTCTCGCCAGAGCCGGCGAAGGTCCGGAGGCCAGGGGCGCGGCGGATAACGAATGCATTGCCCGCGCCCTGCCCGAGCGGCTCCGAATATGCGTTGACCAGCCGTCCGCCTCCCTCCTGGCTGTCGACGCCGGGAGAGGTGGACTGCGGGAAAAGGATCTTGGCCATTAGTGGCGGCGCCCGCCAAAGGCATGACGCAAGAACGGATCGGTCTGAAGTGTGCGGCGGGCCGGTTGGGGCACCTGCATCTTCTTCAGTCTCTCTTGAGAGCGCTCGATCAGCGCCACGTCAGGATCGCGCGTCTTGATGATGGCCTCACCGACGATGATGGCGAGGTCTTCCATGAACGCGTCGTCGATCTCGTCGTCGTCCGAGATGTAAACGACCTTGAGCCGCGCAAGGGCCGGCAGCACGCGGTCGATTGCTGCGCTGACGTGGTCCGTCTCGTCGGCTGCAGGGCTCTGGCCGGTTGCGAGCTGGCCAGCCTTCTGCATGGCCGCTACGACGAGGTCGGCCTTGGTGCTGGTGCTCATGGGCTATCCTTGGTCGAGAGGAAGCAGCGGGCCGAAGGTCCGCCGCCGTCTTCGTCAGGAGGATCAGGCGTTGCCGCTGTGGCGGGTGGCGAGGCGGGGGTCGATAGCCCGGCCGCCGAACAGGATGTCCAGACGCCATGCGCTCTTGTCGTTCACGCCGTCATAGACAGGGATCACGCGAACGTTGATGCCCTTGTAGGACTGACGCGCAACGTCGACTGCGCCCGGGGGCGAGACGAGCGGCACGGTCACCAGAGCAAACGCGTTCTTGTGGAACATCATGTTCTGGCGGTAGCTGGCGCCACCCGTTCCCATGACCGTGATCGGGGCATCGGCAGCAGGAACGGCGGAAACCGTCTGGAACGCACCCGACGCGATGATCGGGGGCGAGATGGTCAGCGTTGCCGGGCCAGTCGACGCACCGGAATCAGCATCCGCCTTCACGACGAACTGCTTCAGGAACGGCAACTTCGCCTTGGTCACCGGGTTGACGGCATAGACACCGGCAATCGTGATGACGTCGCCCTTCTTCAGGATGCCGGTCGTCGAGTTGGTCCAGCCCTTGGTTACCAGCGACTGCGTGCCAGTATCCTTCACTGCATCATAGGTGACACCCTGCGTGCCGCCGTTGACGAGCGGGGTGCCCGTCGCGACGCCGACCGTGTGGGTCAGGATGTTCTGCGACATGCTGGTGTCGACGCCGCCGATGGTCCCGAGCGAGCCATTGCGATAGGCGCCAGAGGCCGCGTTCTGGATGTATAGCGCGGTCTGGGAGCCGAGCATCGCCGCCTCGTCTGCCGGCGACAGAACAGACGCCAAGCTGTCGGTCGGAACGGCATATTCCATCAGTCGTTCCTTGCCGGCATAGAAGTCGGAGAACGAATTGATGAGCTGACCCGGCGTGCCGACCCAGTTCGGGACGGAGGCGTACATGCCAGCCAGGAAGGTGTCGACCGAGTTGGCAAGCTGGACCATGGCCGGCTTGATGACGCGCTCGGAGAGGTCGCCGATCTTGAGCGTCAGATCCTGCGAGGTGAACTCGAAATCCACACCACGACGCTGATCAACCGTGATGGTTGTCTTGCCTTCCACGACGTCCTGCACCGCCATGGTGGCGTTCGTGCGGACGGTGAAGTCAGTCGGCTTGCGGATCGAGATCGTTTCGCCGACCTCGTAGCCGTTCACCTTCTTGTCGAACTCGCTCTCATAGCCTCGGAAGACCTTCTTCGCGAGCACGAGTTCGTTGTCGAGGATCATCACCGCCTCTTTGGCGATGATATCCGCGGTAAGGGTCGTATTTGCCATTTTGGGCTGAACCTTTCGAGGTCAGTCCGCCTTAGCCGCGCTGCTTCTGCCGGTAGGCGACATAGTCGTCCATCGACATCTTGCTGAGGTCAGGCGCGGGCGCTGCGCCGCCACCTGGGGCGGATCGCGGAGGCGGTGCTTTTGTGGATTTGCTCGGGGTCGGCAGCGACAGGCGCGCCTCGATCTGGCCAATCTCGCGGGCGGCCTGCACAGGAGACATCGCGTTCAACGCGCGTGCCTTCTCGGGCTTCCCTGCAAGGAAGTAGGCAAGATGAGCAGCCTTGGAGCTGTCCAGAATTAGCTCGCCGACATGCGGCGCAAACTTCAGACCGTCAGTTTCGGCCTGCTTCATGACCTTGTCGTAATCAGGTACCCGATCCCGGATTTGGTCCACGGCGTCCTCGAAGGAATCGAGCTTCTCCTGCCTCTCAGCAGAACGTCGCTCCTGGTCCTTCGCCTGACTTTCCTGAGCCTTTTCCTCGCGGATGGCCTGGCGGATCTCGTAGGCGGTCTGGGCGCGCTCGAAAGCGGCATAGTCGCCGTTGAAATCCTGTTCCTTGGGCCTGTCGTCCTTGGCCGGCTGGCTTCTGGCCTGCTCTACTTCAGCAAGGCGTCGCTCCAGTTCAGCCTCTCGGGCCCTGCTGGCTTGCAGCGCCCGTTTCTGCCGCTCGGCTCGGGAGGCGCGGCGAGGTTTGTCCTCATCCTCGTCGCCGTCATCCTTCGCGGCCTCATCCGCTTCGGTGTCCTCGCCAGTCGCTTCCGTGGTCGTCTCGGTTGCGGTGGCTTCAGTCGTCGTAGCGGCGGTGTTGTCGTTGTCACTCTCGGCAGGCGCGGCCTCGGGGGCGGCTTGCACGTCGGTTCCGTCAGTCATGTGAGGCCCATAAAAAAAGCCGCCCCGAAGGACGGCAGGTCATCGTCGCGGCGGCCACGTCATGCGGCTGCCTGCTGGCGAAGCTCAGAGTGCCGGCGGGATGTCCTCGGCCGGCTGAAAGGCTGGTTCTGCGGCTTGCGGAGGCATCGGAGCGGGCTGCTGTGCTCCCTGCCCCATGATGACCGCGGCGAGTTCCTGCAGCATCTGCTCCTGACGAGCGTTGATCTGCTGCTGTTCGAGCAACTGGTCGCCCACGATGCGGAGCGCGGCCTCGACCTCGCCGGGCGGCGTGCCCTGCGGTGCAGCTTGATCCTGCGGCTGCGGGCCACCAATCTGCTGCAGTTGAGGCTGCTGCGGCGCGAGAAGCGACGCCTTTTTCAGAAGCAGGTCGATCTCCTTCATCTGAAGTTCGATCTGAGCCTTCTGTAGGTCAATCTGCGACTGCTCGCCCTTGGCCTGCGCTTCGGCTGCGGCGGCCATCTGTGCCGGGTTAGGCTGCGGAGGCGGCGGAGGCGCCATATCGCCCTCTTCAGCCTCCATGGCCCGGATCTGCGGCGGCAATGCCGTCTCAAGCCGCTTAGCGAACTGGTCGGCATTCGGCCAGTCCTGCGCCTTGGCGACAAGGTCCATCACAAGCGGGGCGACGTCGGGTGCCGCCTGGAGGAAGGCGGTCATGCCCTCCTTGGCTTCCTCGCGGCGCGTCGAATAGCTCGGCCCAGTCGACATCACGACGTCGTAAGCGCCGACCGTCACGTCGTAGCCAATGACGTTCATCGTATCGCCGGGGCGCATCCCCGGCTTGGCGGGGAACTTCTGTCCCGTCGCCGGATGGGTTGCCATCCCGTCCTTGCCGACCTGCACCTGGACCTTATGGTTGATCTGCAGCGGGTCCATCTTCCCGTCTTCGCCAAGGATGCGGATCATCCGCTCCGTGTCGTAGATGTGAGGGATCAGGTCCACGATGATGCGGCCGGCCTGCTGGACGGCGAGATTGAAGTTATCGATGTAGACGACCGAGCCGATGTCACCTTCGCGCTGGCGGGCGAGGATGGCCTTGCCACTCGTCTCGTTAGATCGATTGCCGAGCCCAGCGTCGTAGATGCCGATGACGGCTTTCATCTCCTCGGCCGTGCGGGCGATCATCTCGGACAGGCCCTGCGACGTGACCGGCGGCTGGGAGCGCTGGGGCGGGGCTCCGCCGTTCACAGGGTCCGGCTTATATGTCAGGTACGGAAGATTGTCGGTGTTGGCAGACAGCCATTCGTTCGGGTTGTTTTCGAAGTTCACCTCGGTCCCGATGAACGGAGCCTTAGGCTGCAGCGCAACCACCTCGGTCTCAGCCGACACCGCGTAGTTGTACATACGCTGCGCTTCTGCGGCGAAACGCACAATGCCGTGGCGGATGATCTTGCGGCCGATCTTCACCTGCTCGCCGATCACCGGAATGACCGGGATGTACGCGCCGGGCCACTTGTCCGGGCCTTCCAGCGTGTGCGCGCAGGTGATCAGGCTCCGATAGATGGCGAAGGAGTCTCGCTTTTCGACGCGGGCGCCCTCGACGTTGCGGGCCAATGCGTTCTCATCGTCCGTGACGTCCTCGATTGAGCCGTCTGGCAGCAGCACGAGCGTCTTTTTCTCGGCGCGCTTCTCCCAATATTCCGAGACGCGCACCGTATCGCTGCCGTGCCACTCGCCACGGTTTTGAACCTTGCCAAAATCCTCGACCGAAGCGTCGGGGTACTTCTCCTTGAAGGCCTCAACCGACATGTCGACAGGCACATGGCACCACATCGCGTCATCGCGCATGGGGCGCTTGGCGTTCGGATCCCAGATGACCGCGACGCCATCCTCAACCGAGGCGATGCGGATCTCCTGGTCGAACGTGGTCGACGCGGCGTACTCGGTTTCGATGCGGAAGTGGCCGATGCCGGCGACTACCTGGCTGTCGGCCGCGTCGGTGTAGACGCTGCGAGCGTCTGAACGGTTCTCGATGTACCGGACCAGGCCAGAAAGCTTCTCGGCCGTCTTGACGTCACCGCGGTTGTCGACCGGAACGACCTTGATCGACGGGCGCATCATGCGGATGTCGCCAGTCACCTGGCGGACAAACTGCGGGATGCGGTTCACCGTGAGCGTCGGGCGATCTTTCCGGGCCTTCTTCGCGTATTCAGGCCATTGATTGCCGGCGCGGATCTCCAGATCCTCATACGCCCAATCGATATTCTCGCGTTCACGGTCATAGCCGGCGTCGTACCGCTTCAGTGCCGTGGCAATGAAGTCGGGATCAGCCTTCGCACCAGCCATTAGCTACCCATCCATCCGCCGACACGGCGCCCGTATTGTTCGCGTTCCGGCTTCTTGCGGTCCATGACCGGCTCAGCGAACGTCAGCGCGATGGCGTCCCAATCGTCAGGGGACCGCACGCCGCGCGCTCGCATGTGCTCTTTGCTCTCGAGGAGCAGCCTTTGGTTCACGTCGTAGCCGTAGCCGGGGCCGCAGGCGTCTGCCTGGAGCACATCGACATCCGGGATGTCAGCCCCGCCCGTCTCGTCCAGCCAGTCGCGGGAGCGCATCCACATCTCGGCGCGCCGGTTCTTGGGCCCGGGTTGCTTCTCACCAGTCGGGAGCAGCTTGTACGGTTCCTGAGGTTCGCCGCCGAAGTTGATCGGGACGACGATGCTCTTGTACGGCTCGCCCCAGCTATGAAGGATGTCGACGACGCCGGCGCCGACACCACCCACGTCGATGAACGCCCGGGCGGGCTTGTCCACGTCGATGACCTGCTTGACCCAATTGGCGCCAGCGACGACGTCGATCTTGCCCTGGCTCTCCGTCTTCGAAACCTTGCGGCCCTTGCGCCATGCGATCGAGAACCGGTCGTTGCCGAACCGGGCCGGGTCGACGCCAAGCACCAGAGGACCGATGCCCTCGCATTCCGCTTTCCGTGCGCGCATGACCGCTTCGGGCTTGATGAAGCTGTCGTGGCCGGTCATCTGGAATGCTTCAGCAGCGGTTGCCGGGTACTCCTGCTTGAACAGCAGCGGGTCTTTCAACTCCGCCATCTTCGCCCGTCGCCAGACCATCTGGTCCAGTTCGAGGCTGTGCGAGGTCGCGTATTCCTGTTCTTCGTCGTCCAGCGTGAACCCGGGGGGCACCGGGCGCCGATACTCCGGCTGCCAAAACCACGGGATGAAGATCGCCTCGTAGTCGCCTATGCCAGCTTCGGCCTGCTGCCAGCGCTCGTGGAACTCGCCGCCAACACCGTTTGCCGTTGATTCCAGCACAATCTCTGTGCCGGGCAGGTCCGGGATGGCCTGCACAACGCCCGCGAAGTGCGTCGGCGCATTGGGCCAGAAAGCGACCTCCGAGCCGTGGAACAGCTGAACAGTCTGCGACCGGCCAACGGCCTTCGCGCCAGCCGTGCCGACCGCGTAGCCGCTTTCCAGCACCGAGAATGCCAACTCCTTTGCGTTGGCGGCGCCTGTCACTGGCTTGACCAGTGCCGGGCAATGTTCGTGATACCGCTCGACCATGCCGAACAGGTTGTTCGTGGCGTCCTGCTCATGGGTCAGGATGAAGACGCGGCGGCCCCTAGCGTGTGTCGCGCGCCAGTAGAAGCGGCCGCCGATATACGTAGAGATGCCCTGTTGGCGCCCCTTCAGGACGAGAGCGCGGACCTTGCCGGTTCGAGCCCGCTGCGCCTCAAGCCGTTCATGCAGATAGATCTGCGCGACGTTGAGGGCGAGCGGTTCGATGGCGCCAGACTTGGCTCGGATCTTGAGGCAGCGAGCGGCGTAGTGGGAGAAGTCATCTTTCAGCTTCTGGCGGATGGACCGTTCCCGGTCACTCAAGCTCGCCAAGCGCATCCTCGTGGTAAATTGTAAGGTCTCCGGCAATCTGCATGGGCAGCACCTTCCCGAGAAGGCCGGCCATGGCCTTGATGTCATTCTTCGCGATATGGACGAGGTAGCCCGTCAGGCCGTCTTCGCCGTTACCATCTGCGCCAACCTGTTCGGCTGCGGCTAGAATGGCTTCCTTCAGCGCGGCGGTTGTCTTGTTCGGGACGCCCTTCTTGCGACCCTTGCCAGCGTTCGGGGGCTTTGCAGCACTTCCCTGCACTTTACTGGCCGAGCGCTCGTTCGCCATCTGTCTCGATCTTTCTACGAGCGCCAGCCCTAGTGGCCGCGACCCCGCGATTGAACATGGCCCGCTTGCGGACTATTGCCCCCGCCCGAAAAGCGATGTCAGGGATCAGTATCAGCGCGCGCAGGTAGGCCTTCATGAACCGGCCGGCGATGAACCCAGGCGGGGCCCCATGATGATCGGACAACATACGGATGAACCGGCCTGGGTAGTTGGACGGCGACTGCCCATGCCATTCCCGTTTCAGATCCCTGTACGCGAAGGTGAACTGGTCTCGCCATGACAGGCGGAGCGGCGGGCCATAGGCGATGTGGTAGAGCGCACGGCGCGTGTCAGCTTCGGACTTCGCCAAGGCTGCGCTGTCCATCTGTCTCGATATCCTTGGCGATCACGCGAAGCCAGTCGGCGAAGGCTCTGTTGGAGAGGCCTGCGGCTTGCTGGGCTTGTGCGATGTGAGTGGCGGCAAGAGCGTAGCCGGCGGCGGTTGGGTTGTTCGCCATGCCGTGCCCCAGAAACGAGAAGCGCCCGGCAGGATCTCTCCTCCGGGCGCACCACTCGACTATTGAGTTATGGACGGATTCTGACGTGATTTGCGAGCGGCGTCAAGCGATAGTCCTAATCTGGACCCCAGCAATTTGATCTGTGGACACCGATTCACCTGGAGAGGCGGCCCTAAGGCCGTATACCGACGTCAGACGGCATAGCAGCGAGGATTTGTCTGTTGGGGACAACCCAAGGCTAAGGCTGCCGATCCCTAGAATTTGCGCGCGCCGATTGAGTTCAGCAATGGCACCAACAAAGCCCGCCAGATCCGCATCAGTCGTCATCCCGCCCTCCTCCGTTCCTGCGTAAAGTGCCGGTGCAGCGCGTTGAGCGCAATCCTCAGATCGCCGAGGAGATGCGCGGCAAACTCGTCCTTGATCACGAACACATCCAGCGCCGTGATGGGGTTGTAGCTGCGGGCCTCGACGGCGAGGGACTGAAGGCAATTCTGAAGGGCTCGTTGCGCGGCCTTGGCGCTCTCGCAGAAGTCCTCGAACGTCCCTCCCCCGGTTTCGAACATTGGTGGTGGCGGTGGGGTGCCTGTTTCTGGAGTTGCCCCGATAGCCCGTTGGTAGGCGTTGCGGACCTCGGTGTAACGCTCTGCCGCGCGCGCCTGGTCGAGGCTGATCTCCTTGCCGATCAGGAGGCGCCCGATGACCGTGCCGCCCTCCTGCGTCTTCGCCTGGGCCTCGGTGAGCCCGAACAAGCGCACCCTGGCGTTGATCCCGGTGCGCATGACGTCTTCGGAGGTCTTCGCCGCGGACCATTTGCGGTCCACCTTCCCTGACGCTTCTCGTGGCGCCCCTTCAGTCCTTGGTCGCCCTCCCTTGTGGACGCGGCGCTTGGCGGCTTTGGTACGTGCCTTCATCGGTGATGTGCCCTGTCAAAAAAGGTTTCCTCCCTTTTCGGTCAGGTGGTGGGGTTAGTCGTCGAACCAGCCATGCTTCTGATGCCAAGCGTTCCGTTCACGCCACGGGTCGGGCTTCCAGAAATTTGCCTCGACGCGCTGCCGGTTGCGCTTCCGCTGCAACGCCACTTTGGCCGGGAGGCTCATGAACCGGTAGGCGGCGATGTCCAAATCGAAGCCTCGCAGCTCTTGGGCCTCTTTGTCCCATTGGCGGCTCAGCCAGTCAGGGATACCCATGGTCTTGAGCGCGAGCTTGGAAATGCCGCTTGAAGCGCCTTCGAATGGGCCGCCCACACTATTTTCGTAGCCGCCCGCAGCGCTTGCCACCGCCAGGCCTTGCACTGAGCTACCGAGAGCCGGCATCGCCCCGATATGCGGCACGGCGATAGGAGCTGCAGCGGCGCCCAGCCCCATCATTTTCATGAGCCCGCGTCTGTTCACGCCTTCACCTCATCGTGTGAGAGAGCGGCGTCGATTCCATCGGACCAGGCGGTCTTAACACCATCAGCAGGGAACCATTCGTCGGATATGAACCGGATAGTGTCCTGCATTTCTGACACCATCCTCTCGGTCGGCTCCCTCATCGCCTCGATAGCCGCGCGGGCAAGCTTGAGGTACTTCTCCGCCCGATACGGCCAGCACTCAGGCTCAAGGCCGTCGGCGATCAACAGCGCCCTCGCGGCCCTGCCCACCATCTCGTTGCTCTGGTCTGCCATGGGTTAGGGCTCCTGAAGGGCTGAACGGGCTCGATCCCGGATTGCGACAAGGGTCTCTCGGACAAAGTCGGCCGCAGGGCCGCGGATGATTGATCCATCCGGGAGCAGGATCCTATGCCGCTCCTCGCCGTTTTCTCTGATCCCCGCTGTTATCGCTCCATCGATCTGCCGCAGAGCTGCTTCGTATCGGACAACTTTCACCTCGCTCGTCTCTGCCATCTCGTCTCTCCTATGCGGGGGTGTGGGGGATGGGAATGATCTTGGCCGCACAGACGAAATCGCCGTCGATGGCGATGCTGCGCCCGCCTCGGGCGGTGCAATCCTGTCGCCGCTGATATTCGTACCCTGAGCCGAAGCTGACGACGACGAGCAGGGCCAGAAACGCCAGGAACACTATTGCTTGGACCAATGCTGCCATGCTCATCGTCCTATGCTGCGGTTGCTGGGATGGGGGCGGAGGCCTTGGCGGCCTTCTTGGCGGCACGATCGGCGCGGTCCCGTTCGAGCCTGGCTTCGTTCTCCTGGCGCCGGGCTCGCATCGGCTCGATGTACTCGACCCAGAATTTGCGGGCGTTCGCCAGCAGTGCGTCTCGATCCGGGCCGACGTCGATGAACCGGATCTTGGTCGGGTAGTCCGGCTCCCACGTCCGCAGCAGCCATTCGGCGCCGTCCTCGGACTGGTAGAAGCGGTGCGACATGTGCAGGTCGGTCATCTCGATCTCCTATGCTGCGGTTGCTTGTGCGGCCGGGGGCCATTCGGTGGGGGTGTGGTCATTCTTCGCCCTCGCAGTCTGCGAAGCGGGCGACGGTTCGGATGGTGACGACCTGGACCGGCTTGGAGCACTCGGCGACTTCCTTTGCCCCGTACCGTTCTTCCAACACCTTGCGATCCAGCTTCGATTGTTCGGTGAGCGTGATGCGGGCGTAGTGCTCCGAGCCCGAGAGGTCGGCGCCCTCTGCCAGGAGCGATTTGCGGATCTCGTCTTCCTCGGCCTTGAGAGCCTTTATCGCCACTCGGAGATCTGCGAGGCGATCGACAGGGTGTCTGTTGGCTAGCATGCGATTTCTCCTTTGCTGGTTTGTGGCCCGATGGTGGCTCGGTGGCGTTTGGTGGCGCTCCCCTATGGGGAGAAGCGCAAAAGCCACCACCAAAAGCCACCTAGACCACCGTAATCGGGTGGGTGGCTTTTCAGGTGGCTATAGCCACCAAAGCCACCTATTTGACCCGGACGTAATTACTGCTTCCATCTTCACCGTTTTGGGCGATCAGGCCCTTCGCAACGAGGTTCCTGAGACCTCGTCCGAAGCTGCCCTTGTCGCCACCGATCATCGTGTAGAGGGAGTTGAACCCCAGACTGTCCCGCCCGCTCCGTGCAGCCTTTTCAAGAGCGTCGAGTATGGATTTTTCGATCCGCCCAAGGCGCGGGGCGGCGTCTTCGAGTTCATCATCCGCATCATCGTCCGAGCCCGCCGGCGCGGCCCCATCGTCAGCCATGACGACCAACGTGGACTGTTCATTGCCAGGCGCGCCGAAGCGCACCTGCTGCATTCTCAACTGGATGTCGTTGAAGGGTTCTGCGTTCTTCTGTTTGCCTTTTGGTGGTGAGTTGATGAGTTTGATTTTTCCGCTTTTGCCTTGCCGCTGAACGGTGAAAATCACGTCGCAGGCGCCGCGCAGGGAGACGTTCCCGCGCTCCTGTTCGGTGTTGCGCCCGGTGTGATGAACCACCATGACAGTCGCCCCTGTGGCGCGCCGGATCAGGTCGCAGCCCTGGATGAAGGCGTTCATGTCGGAGGTCTTGTCTTCATTCCCGGCGCCAAAGGTGCGGGCCAGCGTGTCGATCACGATCAGACGCGGCTTCTGGGGCAACATCTGGATCGAGCGCACGAGCTTCTCGGCGTCAGGCGAGGCCATCGTGAAGCTGTCGTTGAGAAGCGTCACGTCCGGGCGAGGGAGCCCCCTGCCCTTCGTCTCGCGCCAGCCGACCATTCGGAGCTTCACGCCGGCAAGGTCTTCCGCGGCGACATAGACGACCGGGCCGCCTTGGGCCTCCCGCCCGTGCCATGGTGTACCGGTGGCGATGCTCATGGTGATGTCGATGGCGACGAAGGTCTTGTAGTTGTCGCTGCCGGCCCAGAACAGCACGAGGCCGTTTTCAATCATCATCCCGTCGATCAGCCAGACTGGCGGCGGAAGGTTTTCCAACTCTTCCAGCGTATAGAGCTTGTAGATGTTGGAAGGCTCGGCCTTGACGGCCGTGCGGAGGATGATGCGAGGGTCGCCCCCCTCTTCAACGCAGTCGGCCGCGTCCCACTTCTCTGGCCTGTCGGCTGGAATTTCGACGATGGAGACTTCGCAGCCGATCGCCCGGAGATGGTCCGCGACCTTCGTCGCATACTCACGACCTGGCGCATCGTTGTCCGGCCATATGACGATGGTCTTGCCATGGATGGGAGACCAGTCAGTCTTCTCTACCGGGGAATGAGCACCCTGCATCGCCGTCGTGGCATCGATGCCTAGATCCGCCAGCGCCTGGGCGCACTTCTCGCCTTCGACAAGCACGATGGCATTGGACGTGACGATTTCAGGGAGACGGTAGAGGGGGCGAAGCGCCGGGGCGCCCATGCGCCAGACCGGCTTGCCGTCCTCGATCTTGTAGCAGAATGGTCGATAGGTCTTGCTGGCGGGGCCGTCCGGCTCATAGCGTGCCACGGACGCGATGATGTTGCCGTGCAGATCCCGATACTTCCAGTCCGCGACCTTCGGGCCCAGCTCCACCATGTCGGCGCGTGGCGCCGTTCCCATGGTCTTCGCCTTCACCTCGATCCGGCGGGCTGCGCTCTCTTCCCACGATGGTCGCTTGACGTCGATCGGGTCGCCAAGAAACTCGGCCGCAACCTCCTTCAGCGCTTGACCAAATCCGGACTGCCCATAGCCCATGTAGGCCATATAGAGCCCGACCAGATCGCCACCCTCGCCGGTCGCGTGATCATGCCACAGCCCGGCGCTGGCACCCTTGAGCGATATCGACAGTGATCCGCCGGCGGAGCCACTTACATCGCCGATGCGGGCCTCGCCCCGCGAGATCAGGGCCCGGCCCGAATACATCCACTTCAGGAAGGCTTCCGGGTTGGCGTTCAGGCGTTCGCGGATATCGTCCGCGTCAACAGTGTTGCGCCGAAGGTTCGCTTCCAACTGTTCTTGTGTCAGCGCGGCGTTGAAATCGAGGAGGATGCCCGTCATGCAAAGCACTCCTCGCGATGCGAACAAAAACGACACAGGAAAAATTCAGGGTCGTCTGAAACTCGGGGAAGTGTCTCGCCGGCTTCATCTGCACGCAGTACCAACACGGCGCGATCCGAAGCCTTCTGCGCGGCCTCGGGGTCGAACGGCACCAGCAGGTGAAGGATGTCTCCGGTTGAAGTGTTGTTGATGGTGAAGATGGCCGGATTTTCGGTGAGGCCGAGATAGGCCTGATAGAGCGCAACCTGCGCTGCATATTCAGGCCGGGCCTTCTTCAAGCCGTCGCGCACGATGGTTTTGAATGAGTTCTCGCCAAGAGCCTTGGCTTCCCAAAGGCATCTATAGCCGATGCCATCGATCTCAGGCCCTGCGTAGAAGATGCCGTCACAGTGGCCGCGGAAGAGCCCACCAGCCTGTTCGAAGCCCGTCTCAGAGCCACCGCGGCGAAGGTCAAAGCCGGCGTGTACGAAAAGCTTGGCGGTGTAGTCTTCCCAGGTATGACCGCGCCAGAAAATGCGCTGGCTCTTGGCCTGCGGCATCTTCGGTCTGCGCCAGTCCCACTGAATGCGGCGGAGACACTCATGACCGATGGAGGAAGCGCCGAGATACTGGCGCTTCGGCTCCCGTTCGGCCCGCTCCATTATGGCAGCATCGATTGCGACGTTGATGGCGTCGTTGGCGGCCTTCGATTTATGAATGGAGCGATTAAGGTCAAGCATTATCCGGCCATCAGTGTTGAGGTTTCGGAGTGATCAAAAGGGATTTCATCCCTTTCCTCGCGATTGGTGCGCGCGGCATCGAGGCCGACGAAGCAGGCCCAGGCGAGCTGCATCACCTTGTGCTTCGGCCAACTCCCGATCGGCAGATCGGTCGTCTCCATCTGCACGACGAGGTCGCCAAGGATTGGCAAGCAAGCCTCAATGGCGCCTGCATCCCATGGCTCCGGTTCGCCCTGCATGGTGCGGATCAGAGCTTCCACGCCGACACGCGTCTCGGTGACTTGGCGTGACCGCGCCACGATCCATTCGGAAATCGCCATGCTCACGATCCAATTAAGCTCGGTCTGAGAGAGCGACTTCAGCTGCGCATTGCCATTGATCGTGGCGAGTGGCCCGTCCCAGATCATTCGGACCGACTCCAGGGCGGCGTTGTGCGCCGCCCTTTCAAGTTCGTGATCGTGCTTGGCCATCACGCCCACGCCGGCCGAGCCCCGCTGACTTTCGCGGCCTGCTGAGCGGCCAAAACGGCATGATTGCCGCCGGCCGCCTTGACCTGATCAAGCTGCTGCCAGTCGGAACGATCGGGCGTCAGGACCGCCTTGATGGTGTTCTTGTCCTTGTAGCCGTCCTTGCCCTTCTCGATGCCGAGAACGGCCCAGAAGCGAAGCCCGTCGATATCGCCGTAACTGCTGATACGGCGCTTCTCCATCGCCTTCTCCGACTCGTCGTCGGGGCGGATGCCGAAGGCGCTTTCGAGGATACCGCGGAGCCGCGCCACGCTTATCTCGACGGCCTTCTTCTGGCCCTCGGTCTGGCCATCCACCGTCAGCTGCGACCAGAACTTGCGCTTGGCATACTGGCCATCGACGATGACAAACTCTGCATCGATCATCAGGCAGTCGCCCGCCTTGGAACGCTTGAGCCAGCCACCGTCGCCGGCATGGCCTGGTCGAACGGTGATCTGCACCGGCACCTTCGTGCCGTCCGGGATCAGTTCAAAATCGTCACGCTGGGTTGGTGCAGAGTTAAAGTCGAGAAGAGACATGCTGTGAGTTTCCTTGTTTGCTTTTGCTGAGTTAGGCCGCGGCTGCGGTCTTCTGCGGGGCCGTGATCTTCTCGATCAGGGCGCCGAGATCGGGCTTCTCGAACATTTCGAGACGGCCGGATCGGTCTTTCGCTGGCCACCCGTACGGGTTGTCGGGCCAGCATGCGAAAGCCCGGACGGGCTTGGCATCCTCCTCGTCGAAGGTGACGAGCTGCATGGTGATTACCTGGTCGACGATGCCGGGGAGCTCGCGGCCCGTCTTCGATCCCTCGATCTGCGGCTGCCAGGTACTGACGTTGAAGTCGTCCGTCACCTTCTCCAAGATTCCAACGAAGATGACGTTCTTTGACCGGGCGTGTTGCAGTTGGGTAAGCCAACCGATCATCTCGCGGCCGTGCAGGCCGTAGGCGCCGCGAAGGTCCGGCTTGCCGGTCTTGTCCGACATGCCTTCCGGCTGCGACTGCGACCACCGGAGGCAGAGACGGCCCGCGACGGTGATGGAATCGATGAAGTAGGTCTCATACTTGTCGAGCGACGAGACGTCGCCAAGCTTCGCGCAGACCGCATCATAGTGGGCCTGGCTGTAGGACATATGCGGCTCAAGGGCCGGGTTCGGGCCGCCGAGCAGTGCAGCGAGGTCGCGGCACTCCGGCCACGTCTTCGGCTGCATGGTGTCAATCTGGACGTCCTGCACCGACAGGTCGCCGGCTTCAAGATCTACGAAGAGCGTCGTGTTCGGGTTGACGGTGCGCAGCAGCGAGGTCTTGCCTACGCCTGCCGGCCCAACGATCAGGGCCTTCACACCACGCGGTGTCGATAGTCGTTGATCGGCTGTAATGATGCTGAAGGACACGATTTCACCTTTGCTGTTGAGGTTCAGGCAGCGTTTTGGATTTCGTTCTTGTTGAGTTCAGCGAGCTTGCAGATCTCGCGGAAGTCAGCTTCCCGGAGAACCACCAGGCGGTCATTCCGATCAGAGCGGATGAACAGGCCGAAGTGATCGGCGAGCCAACCGTAGATCTCGCGGAAGCCATTGGCGCGGACCTTCGCTTCGAAAATCCGATCCGTCCCGGTGATCGGGATGGTCACGTCGCCGATGAAGGAACCGCCAGCTGCGCCAGAAAGCGGGATGCGTTCGCTGGCGAAGCCGTGAAGCTGCCAGCCGTTGACGATGGCGCGCTCTTCGCGCTGCCCCTTGTCTCGCGATGGCTTACCCATGGGCGGCCATCTTCTGATCGAGCGCAGACCTGCCCCGCGGCGGGTCGCCCATCATGAAGCCGAAGGGCGTCAGGCCCTCCCAGCTTGGCGTGGCGCGCTCGACCGTATCTGGGACCGCGAAGACGCCCTCGCGGCCAGCTTTCTTCCGGCGGATGCTGCGGGCGGCCGCTCGGACGTCGCCCTTCTCACGAGCGCGGGCGATAAAGCTGGTGACCGCCGTTTCGGAGCGGAGCCCTACGCGATCAGCAATCTCCCCCGTTGGGGTTCCCTGCGCCCAGAGGTCCAGGATCGTTTCGCGGGTCGCGAGGTCATAGGCGTTCGCGGCTGGCTTACTCATCAACGTTCTCCATCTTCAGCCAGGGAGCGATCCGAAATGCCAACGCGGCGCGCTTGGTCGAGGACCGGAGCAAGGCGTGCCCGATAAAATTCCGGATCGCCCGACTGATCGGAGAGACCGACGAAGCTTGCGAGTTGCGCAGCGAGGATGTCGCGTTCATGCCGGGCCCTAGCCTCCGTGATGGCGTTGTAAGCATCGATGGCGTCCCGGATCGCATCCGTGATGTCTGCAGGGATGCGCTTGATCTTCTTCCAGCGAAGACGTTCGATAACGGTCACAGAAAGACCGCTCAGACGCGCCGCAATTGCGTTCTCTTCGTCAGCATTGCGGCCTGAAGCACCGAGCAGTCGCACTCCGCTCGACATCTCTTTTCTAATGGCCTCAACCCTTTGCATTTCCGTCTCCCGCCGTGAGTTTGATTCGTTGCGCCGTGAGATTTCCGTCATCTGCCAATTCCTTTGATTCATGTTCGGAGTTGCGAGGACCGAACATGACAACCGAGGAAGTGACAGGAGAACGGACAGATGGATGGCGATGCGCGAGGCCCACCAGCCGGATAAGAACCTGAGGACCGAGCGTTCCAATGAGAGTTGGGGCGCGCCGCTCGGCCCTCAGATCAGCGTCGCGGACGACACCGACTTCGTTTCGCTCGGAGCTGCAGCCGCGAATGTTGTGCGTGGGCTGATGCTTCGACGAGCGGGAGAACTGCGGCGGCGACCGATGGGGGAGGAAGCCAAGGGTCGCCGCCTGATCGCCACCGGGGAGTCGGTCGGCGGCAATCTGGATTGAGAAAAAGCGGCGGGCGCAGGTCAGTATTGCGCCCGCCGCAAGTTGGCTGCCGATGGGGGCAACGGCAGCGGGGAATTTCGTGGAGGCGGCGCTCATAGGTACGCCTCGTCCGTGACGTGCATGGCGAGGACAAGCGCCAGGAGGCCAACAAACCCATTGCAGACCTTGATGAAGCCCGGCTCCATCAGGCCCGACAAATCGCCTAGGACCACCGACAGCGCGATCAGAAGGATCACCCAGCCGACACGGGCGGCATTCCGCTTGTCGATCATTCCCGCCCCCGGTTGTTTCGAGCCCTCTCGTTGCGACGGATCGCAAAGGCGCAGGCGATTTCGATGGAGAGCCAGGCAATCGCCGAGGCGCCGAAAATCAGCGCCGGGCCGCTCTGGTCGATGGAGGTCATGAGCGCGGTGATCATTGGTGATCTCCCGGAACATGCTCGTGAAGCTCGACGGGGCGGCGCTTGCGGGTGATCTCGGAGAGCCAGTTGCCGATAGCGAGTAAGAGCCAGATCACGATGCAGCTCCCGATTGCTTGACGGGCGCCACGTGGTCTTGGATGAAGTCGGCAAGCTCCAACTCCTCACCAATCACCCGTGCGGCCACGATGATGTTTTGCCAATGGTCCTGCGGGATACGACCGCGGTCCTTCCACCCCTGCACGGTCGTGACCGGGCTGCCGATGGCATTGGCGGTTTTCGTGAGGCCGCCGAATTTCCCGATGACGTAGTGGGCAGGTGAAGCGTGCATCCGATTTTCCAGCAATGGCTTTTCGTACGCAGACTATACGCATCGTGCGTATTCGTTGTCAACGTGGAAAACGTAGATGACTAATGGTCTTGTGCGCGACATGGATAACTCGCCGGAATCAATCACCGGTCGCGTACGCACGCTGCGCGAAAGGTCGGGCCTGACGATGGACCAAATGGCGCGAGCCATGGGGTACAAGGCCGCGTCCAGCATCCAGCGCTACGAGAACCCCGATCAGTACAAGGGCGGCTACCTCACCCGTGACTTTGTCGCGAAGATCGAGCGCGCTCTGCTCGGCAAGGGCAGCCCGCCTATTCAGCGCCCTGAGATCTGGGAATTAGCCGGTCCTGAGTTCAGTTTTGGCCGTCAACCGGAGCCAAACGCTGTCGTTGGCTCGAGGATTGAGGCTGGCGGAAGGCATATCCCTGTTTATGGTAGTGCCGTCGGAGGGGTCGACGGGGAGTTCGAAATGAATGGGAATATCCTGTATGAGGTGATGGCGCCGCCTTCGCTGTCACCTATTGCGGGCGCATACGCGGTGCAGATTTCCGGCGAGTCCATGGAACCGCGTTATTTTGACGGTGAAATTGCCTTCGTTGACCCCACCAGGCGGGTGAAGAAGGGCGATTTTGTCGTTGCGCAGATCGAGATCGAGGAAGGCGGCCCCCGGCTTGCCTTCATCAAGAGGTTTGTCCGGCACAATGCTCAAGAGCTGGTCCTGACGCAGTACAATCCATCCAAGGAGCTGCGCTTCCCTCATGAGAACGTGCATTCCGTCCACTTCGTCGTAATGGGCGGCGCAGCCTCGTAGCGCCCCGCCAGAGCAACACCTGCCAAACATAAGGCCCGCCTCAGGCGGGCTTTTTTATGCGCGCCACATGCCGCAGCGGCAACTCGCCCTCCGATATGCATGAATTGTATCCCCACAAACCGAATTTACGTTAGTGGCGTATTTTCACTTGCAAGATACGTTTCATGCGTATAGCGTTCTCTCCATCAGCAGCGCCGGCACATTGGCCCTGCAGCAGATGGAGGGAATGTAGATGGACGAGATCACCAGCACCCATGAAATGGCCGAGGCCCAATGGGATGGCCCCAACGAGCCGCAGGACGTCGACACCAATATGGTCGCGACGACGGAGGCCGAGGGGCGCGGCATCGAATTCCATGTCTCCATGCGTAGCTATACCCAGCGAGACATGGAGGCGCTGATCGTCGAAGCGGCGGCGCGTGTGGTTGTCGGTGAATACGGCAACAACAAGCTGGCGAAGCTTGTCGAGGAGCGCTGCATCGCGCTTTCGGTCGAGAAGATCGACAAGCATCTCGCAAACGTCACGGCCGAGATCATCGACCAGCCCATAACCCCGAAGTTCCCGTTCATGAAGGCTGACGAGAAGCCCATGACGATGCGGGAGTTCATTGGGCTGACCGGCCGGGAGTATCTCACTGCATCCGTGGATAGCTCGGGGAAACCCACTAACGACCGGTACTACGGCAAGACCCGCATTCAGAGCCTCGTCGAGGGCGTCATGCAGCAGGCCTTCAAGACTGAAATCGAGAAGGCGACGAATGCCGCAGTCTCGGAAGTGCGCAACGCCATCAAGGCGGAACATGACGCCTTCCTCACCGCCGAGAAGGCCCGCCTCCGCGAAGCCCTCGCCAAGCTCGCCGCCTGAACCCCTCCCCAGCGCCGCCCTTCGGGGCGTCGTCAGCGAGTGGTTTGGCCCAGAGGAGCATTTCCATGCCCGACATCACTGTCCAAGTTCACAACGTCGCTCGGATCAAAGCCGACGCGCACCAGAACCGCCTGTTCCTGTCGATGCGCAATGAGGCCGGCGAGGCTGCTGAGTTCTTCTCCATCGGCCTCGACAGCGAGGGCTTGGCGCTCCGCCTCGCCGCTCGGATCAACGCAGAACAGATGGTCGAAGCGGCTCCGGTCTACCCGGCCGCCGATCGGAAGGTGGCATGATGGCCCAGAGTATCTACGAACAGAGCGTGGACCGTGCCGTCGAGAAGTTGCGTCAGGCCATGCTCACAGCCGCGCCTATCCCCGCCTATTCCGAGCGTGCCAAGCACCGCGCCGCGGTCTCGGCCCGACAGGGCGCCCAGATCATTAATACGGCTGTTGATGGCTGCTACGCACTTTGGCTGGCCGAAGTCGAAGGCTGGTGCGGCAGCCTGACCAAGTCTGAGCACGACGACGCCGACGACTTCGTGAGCAATGCCGCAGAGGAATTCCTCCTGCCGGCGCTCAGCGCGCTCGCTGACCGGCTCAAGCGCGGCTTGCCCACTCAGATCGCCCCCCTACGCCTCCGAGCGCCTCTCCGCCCGCCAGATGGGCCTCACCTCAGCACATGGAGGCCTGTGATGGCTGACCGCATTGAAGACGGCGGGCCAGCGTTCCCCTTCGCTTTCCGGGACACAGAGGGGCACCCGCTTGAGCATCGAGCGTTTGGCATGTCGCTGCGCGATGCCATCGCCATCAGTGTCATGCCGACGCTGCTTGCCAATCTCTATGCAGCCTCGGCCGTAAGCGGGATCCCCTATGCAGTCTCGGTCTACGTGGTCGCTGCCGATGGAGCCTACGAAGCCGCGGACGCTATGCTCGCCGCCCGCTCCCGCCAGATGGGCGTGAATGTCGGGGGTGAAGCATGAGCCTCCGCGTCCTCGACCTGTTCAGCGGCATTGGCGCCTTTTCGCTCGGCCTTGAACGAACTCGTGGCTTCGAGACCGTAGCCTTCTGCGAGATCGAGCTCTTCCCGCGCCGCGTCCTGGCGAAGCACTGGCCGAAAGTCCCACGATATCATGACATCCGCGAACTCACCGCGGCGGGTCTTGCCGCCGATGGAATTGCCGTCGACGCCATCTGCGGCGGATTCCCATGCCAGAACGTATCCATCGCAGCCACCGCCCATGGAGGGGACACCTCCCTCGACGGGGACCAAAGCGGGCTCTGGTTCGAGTACTCCAGGCTTATCGACGAGCTGCGGCCGCGCGTCGCCTTCATCGAAAACGTCGATCGCCTCGCCGGGGACGGACTTGACCGCGTTCTCAGGTCCCTTGCCGCGCTCGGGTATGATGCGCAGTGGGATGTTGTCCCCGGCTGGTTCGTTGGCGCCCCTCAGGCACGCAAACGCATCTGGATTGTTGCCTACCCTGCCGGCGAGCGAATGGAAGGACTGTTCGAAAGCGTCCGTGCTGGCGCGGCTGGACAAAGGCGGCCGAGTAGCGCGCCGGATCTGCTCGACATCGCGCATTCTGCCTTCGGTGGAGATGATCGTTTTCCTCAACCCCTCCTTCGCGGAGTGGATGACCGGCCTGCCAACTGGGTGGACCGACTGCACGGATGCGGAAACGCCGTGATCCCCGCCATCCCGGAACTGATCGGTCGAGCCTACCTCGACGCAGAAAGGCTCGCAGCATGAGCGACACCCGCGAAGTGAAGCTTGAGCCGACAGCCGAGGAAATCGCGCGGGTGTGCAACCTCATTGTGCAGGGCTTGGACCGTAACGACAAATACGGCGATATCGCTCGCGCGATCCTCGCCATGGACCGCCGCGCCTCCCCGCCCGCTGAGCCGGTGGCGTGGATTGAATACGGCGGTCGCGGCCGATTGGGGGAGCCCCTGAACACGAAGGTGCATGTGGGGGCCACTCGACCGACATCGTGGATGGGGGCAATCCCGGTCTACGCCTCCCCGCCCGCGCCAGCCGTGGCGGTGCCAGGGGGACTGAGAGAGCTTCAGGCTTGGGTGATGGCCGAGCGCATCGCTCTTGTGCCGCTAACGCCTGACTTTCTGCCCCGGTACAGCACCTTGAAGGCGGTGGGGGCGAAGATCCGCGCCATGCTCGCCGCCGCCCCCACGCCTCCCGCAGCCGAAGCGCCAGGGCAGGAGCCGGTGTACCGGTTCCTCAAGGTCGGCGAGATTATCCAGCACGGCGACGAGAACCCGGACGATCAGGCCCATCAGTGGGGGCCGGTGATGCATCAGGCGATCGGTTGGCCAGTCCTCCCGGCGCACAAGACAATGCGCCGCCTTGTCTCCGCCCCTACCACCTACGCAGACGCCGAGGCGATGCTCCGGCCGATGTCAGAAGCCCGCAAGCACGGCAAGGAAGTGGTGGTTGCGACCTCGAACCGCGCCGGGCTCAACGGCTATCTGATCGCTCATTGGGCCAGCGATATGAGCGGGTCAGAACAGCCGCCCTTCGAGGGGTGGTTCTATTGGACCGGGCATGGCTTCCGTGAAATCCCTGAGGCCGATCTCTTGGGCTGGTGCGAACTGCCGCGCATCCGCTCTCTCGCCTCTCCCGCGCCGAAGGGAGGAACGTGATGCCCTCACGCCTCCGCCAGAATGCCGGCCTCCTCCGCCGCCTCGACGAACGCGGCTCGCGCATCCAGCGGGTCGCCCTCGCCCTCCCAGGCTTCCAGGCAAGCCATCCGCGCGTCTCGGTGCAGCGCCGTGTCGGAGAAATCGTCCGGCCAGTGCTTCAAGAGCAGCTCGGCCGCTCGCACGACGTCACCGACAGCCTGGCGCTTGCCGAGCGCAACCCAGATCCAAACGGTTGGAAATCCATGACCCATCCCTTCGAATATAGAGAGGGCGCGAGCCATGAGTAGCGCGATGGAACGAGCCGTAGAGGCTGGGGCGCCCGATCCTGACGGGCTCGACGATCCGATGTTCGATCACGAGTTCCTGGCCGTGCAGGCCAAGGAGAACTACGAGCGCGCCCGAGCCGAAATGCGAACCGCTCGGTTTGCCCGTATCCAGCAGATGGCGGAGGCGCTGTGATGTGGACCTCTGAGCAAGAATGGGCCCGCTTTCGAAAAGTCATTGCCTCGTGGCCGGTCAGTACCATCCTCAGAAATGCCCGACGCATCGGAAGGTTCAAGCGGCAGCCCAACTGGGTTGTGGCTATGGAAGCCTACGGCTTGGGTTCAACCTACGCCACCATGCTGTGCCTTGAGCATGGGTTCGACCATGATGGGTTCGAGTTTACGCCCCTCCCCGCCCCGCCGGCTGTGGCAAGGGAGGAGTAGGGATGAGCGGCTCCTGGTATGATAGCGCGTGGGGTCACATCGACGCCGTCCATGCGACGCTTGCGCCGGATACTCCTTTCGCCGAACGGCGCAAGGCAATCAGCGACGCTTACCCTTGGGGTGAGCGGCGCATGCACCCCTACAAGATGTGGCTGAAGGCGCAGAAGCGATATCTGGCGCGGTACGACCCGGCTCCGGCTGGGCCTCTCGCGCCTGTCCCCGCCAAAGCCGCCGGCATTCCGGTCAGGGAGGGGTAACATGGACATCGAGACCAAGGTCGTGAACGTCACCATGACGCTACCGAAGGTGGAACGTCTTGCCGATGCCGTCTTCTGGGGCGTCGTCGCGCTCGCCGCGGTGACGTTCCTGATATCGATAAATCGCCCGATGGACGACACGGACGCACCGGGCGAACGCTCAGGCCTCCGCCTTCACACCGACCACGGCACCGGCTGCCAGTACCTCGCCACCCGCGACGGTGCGCTGTCGCCGAGGCTGGGCGCTGACGGGCGCCAGATTTGCCAGAAGGAGGACTAATGTCGTCAGCCCTCCCCGAAATCTTCACCATGGACGAGGCAGCCGCCAAGCTGCGCGTCAGCCGGCGGGCCTTCCATGACATCGTGAAGGTCCACCCCTTCTATTCTCTCAATGGCAGGCGCAAGCTGTTCTCCGAACAGGACATCATGGCGCTCTGGGATGCAATGCGATGCCCCTCAAGCTCGCCCGTCGCGGCAAGTCGCCCTACTGGTATCTCCGCGGCACCGTCCGAGGCATCTCTGTATTCGAGAGCACGGGAACTGACAGCGAGGAAGCGGCAGAGGCGATAAGGATCCAGCGCGAGGCCTCCCTGCTCGAACAGAGTGTCTACGGGAAGAAGGCGACCGTTTCGTTTCTTGAGGCAGCGGTCTCATACATGGCGGCCGGCGGCTCGCCCCGCTTCTTGGGGCAAGAAAAGAACGGGCGCTGGACCGGCCTTATCGGGCACTTCGCGGAACGCCGCCTGCACACGATCGGGCAGGAAGACCTGACGAAGGTCGCTGAAAAGCTGATGCCTGGCGTGAGCGCTGCCACACAGAACCGGCAGGTCTACACCCCGTTCGTCGCCGTCTGGAATCATGCGGTGGCTAACAAGTGGGCTGACGAACGGCGATGGCTACGCCCTCGCAAGGCGAAGGGTACCGCGCTGAAACCGCCGACCAAGCGGTCCGGCACCCGCCCTGTCAGCTATGAGAAGGCGGCGGAGTTTGTGGGGGCGATGAGCCCTGCCCCAGCGTTCGTCATGACCGCGCTGTTCTACACGGGGATGCGGCCGATCGAGCTTTTCTCTCTCGACGCTGACGAGGACGATATTCGCCCGCATGACCGCTGGCTGGTGCTGTCAGCGACGAAGACCGGCGCAGAGCGCGGCGTACCTATCCACGACTTCGTGGCGCCCCTCTTCTCGGCGCTGCTGAAGCGCGGCGGCCGTCTGTTCCGCACTCCTCGCGGCGGTGCCTATCCCATGACGGAGGACGGCGGCGGGCAGTTGAGCTCGGCTATCGAAGGCGCTCGCGGTCGGACCTGGATTACGAACATCTCGCCCTACACCGCGAGGCACTCGGTCAGCACCCAGCTTGTCATCAACGGAGTGCACCCGCACATCAAGGACCAGATCCTGGGGCACGCCGCCACAGAGATGAGCCGGGTCTACTCGCACTTGCCGAACCAGCCACTAATCGATGCGATCAACACCTTGCCGGTCCCAGTCGCATGGAGTGAAATGGAGTGGATTTCGGACCCGCTCAAGCATGCTGGAAGGCTTGTTAAGAACGGGTCATTTCGTGCAAAATCCGTGCAGTACAGATTGAAGAAGTCAGAAAGCGAAGCTAAAACAACGCGTAAGAAGGTTTCGAGATAAACCTTGGTAAGGGAGAGGTCGAGAGTTCAATCCTCTCTTGCAGCACCATT